CGACGCATGGCTCGCCGACCTCGAGCGCACCGCAGCAGCGGGCACCCTGCGCAAACGGCGCTCGGACCTACGTCGGCACATACTCCCCTACCTCGGCGACCAGGAGCTGACGGAGCTGACGTCGGCCTCACTCGCGCAGTGGTGGGCCGACCTCGACGCGACGCCCGGCGCGCGAAAAAACGCCTACGAAACCATGCGCGCCCTCCTCAACGCAGCCGCCGCCGATGACCGCACACTCCTGGAGTCCAGCCCACTGCGGATCAAGGGCGGCGCGAGGGAGGCGCGCGTCATCTCGAAATTCCTCTACACGCCCGGCCAGGTCACCGCGCTCGCGGAAGCGATGCCCGCGCCGTATCGCGCGCTGGTCGTCTTGCTGGCGGATGCTGGTCTGCGGATCAATGAGGCGCTCGCGCTGACGCGATCGTCGCTCATTGAGCGCGCGGACGGCGGCATGAGCGTCCGCGTCGAGAGCTCTCTGCATCGCGTCGGCCGGCACTTGGAACCGGGGCCGACGAAGACGGCCGCGGGCGTCCGCACGGTCGCGCTCATGGCGTCGACCGCTACCACGATGCGTGCACATCTGCGTCACCACGTCGACGAGGGGCCGTCAGCCATTCTTTTCACCGCGCCGGGCGGCTCCGGCTACGCGCGTGACACGGCGCTCACACGCCTACTCACGGCAGCGCAGTCAGCCGCAGGCATCGAGATACCCGACGGGCACTCCGGCGGCTGGCACGCCCTACGCCACTACTCAGCCACCAGGTACGGGCAGGCGGGCGCCACGACGCGCGCCCTGATGACACGGTACGGCTGGTCTGACCCGGACATGGCCGCTCGATACCAGCGCTCGGACGAGGCCTACGAACTGGAAATGATCGCACGCATGGAGGCCCGCGCGAGGCAACATTGATACTTTTGGTGCCAAAAATGAGGGCGCCAAACACGGCGCGACGCTCCAGGCATTCCCGGGAAGTACTTCACCAGTCCCCCAGCACCAGTCCCTATTTCCCTACATGTCGCGTATTACTTTGTCGAGTGCCCGCTGCGCTCGACGTTTGAGCGATGTGTCGCATTTGTCAGAGCATGTATGTCGGTCGCGTTTCGTGTAGTGAATATTGCGGGGAACTGGTTGCCCGCAGACTACGCACGGCTCGCCGTTATTGGCGCGTCCATCGGGGTGTTTCAGCTCTGAAAGGTCCGCGATGAATCCGCGTTCGGCCATAATCTGAAGGGCCTGGGGAATGATGTAGTCTGGCAACGTTCGTCTTGCGGCGGTTTTGCCGGCTGGGACGGCGGCTTGTATTTCTGCGATGGTGGTTGCTCCGAGCCTCGCTGCGAGTGCGATAAGCACGTGTGCTGCAGCGTCCGCGTCGGCTCCCGCCTCGTGATGCGTGAACTTTGGGAGTCCGAGTTCTTTCGATACTCGCGTGAGTTTGTAGCTTGGGAGGTCCAGGTGGGTTCGGGCGAGTTCGAGCGTGCACACCATCTGCGGCACCTGCCATCGCAGATTTGTTGCTTCGCACGCGGCGATCATGACGGACGAATCGAAGTTCGCATTATGTGCTACCAGGGTGTCGTTCCCAATGAACGCGCTTAGACGGGGTGCAACTTCGGGCCATGAGGGCGAGTGTGCAACATCTTCTGGGTGGATGTGGTGGACTCGAATGTTCCATTCGTTGAATTCGTCGTATCCAAGGGGCGGGTGAACGAGTTGGCTGAAGCGTTCGACAATTCTCCCGTCGCGCACACGAGTCGCACCTACAGCGCAGACGGAAGCGCGTTTGGAGTTCGCGGTCTCAAAGTCGATGGCAGTGAAGTCGAGCATGAAGGTCTCCGTATGTCTGGTGATCGACGGAGGATCTCTCCTCACCGTCGCTGGCGTGCATGCCGAGCTATGGGGCACATCATTGGACGCCCCAAAATGAGTGGCCTGCGTCTCAAAAGATACTCGGTAAGGTGAGCAAACGGAAGGAGGATCACAGTGTGAGACGCCCATGTTGCGCCTATCGTTACCACGCCTCGACGAGCGAGGGCTCGGCGCCACGGCCGCATGCGCCGACCTAATCCGCGCAGACCCTGCCCTCGTGCCGATGATCGAGTCTCTCGCGGCACGGGGGCAGCTTTTTGTCAGGAGCTAACTAGCAGTCAGAGGGGATCGCCGCTGCCCGCGTCCCTAGCGGATTGGCGCTCAGCGAGGGCGTCGTCGGCCTCGGCGTAAGAGCGCCCCGTTTCGGCGGCGAGCGCAACCCTCCAAGGGACCAAGCCGAGGGCGTCGCAGATCCTCTGAAAATCAGTCGTGGTCATCGATGACTCGCCACGCAGGATGCGGTCAAGTCGTGCGCGCGACACACCGGATGCAGCTGACAGGGAGCGGATTGTGCCACCTTGGGCCGCATTTGCGGATGTGATGAGCGCGACAACACAACTCTCAAAATGGTTGATTTCCAGCGGTTTTTGTCCCATGGTCAACATTCTATGTCCCAAATTAGCGACATGTCTACACCTGTTAGCTTGCACATGTCCCAATTTCGGGACATACTTGGTTTGTCCCGATTTCGAGACAACTAAGTATTGAGTAAGGAGGTGCAAGCCTTGAAGGGAATCGCTAGCGCGATCCGCGAACAGATCGCAGCTCACGGCCTCTCAATCACCATCGTTGCAAAGCGCCTTGGCATTGGTCGTCAAACGTTTTCGAGGAAGCTCAACGGGCACGTTGAATTCTCGCTTTCTGAGCTGACCCGCCTCGCGGAGGTCCTCGGGACCACAGTCGCCGACCTCATGTGCCGAGCCGATCAGATCGTCAACGAGGCTGTCTCGTCGGATGGGTTCGCGATCCAGGACAAAGCGTCAGGGTCGATCATCCTGCAGGCTCGCCGCGTCGACTGGGACGGCGGTGACGCAGCGTGAGCGAGCAGACCGCAACCGGTGTTTCGCGCGTGATTGTGCCGGCTGACAGGGGCGAGATGGCGGAGTCTATTCTCCTGTCGATCGCTGAGGATTTGAACAGGGCGGTTGAGGCGCTGGGGTATCCGACGCTTCAAGTCATGCTGGGTGAGGATGTTCCGATCTCTCAGCTACAGCACAGCTTGATGAGGATGTCCTGCGTTGTAGCAGAGAAGTACTGCAGCTACGTCGAGAACGGGCTCAGAGTTCACGCTTCTGGGGAATCGGGTGTCTCCACGTGCGCCGAGTGCCGTCAGGCTGGGTCCAGGTGACGACGATGCAGACATTCATACCGCTGCCCATGTGTCTCGAGTACATGAACAGGGCCGATGACTTGGCGTCGATCGGGCCTGTCGGTGGAGGCGTGAAAATCTCGTTGTCAGTGTCGATGTCAACCTCAACGTCGGTCAGCGTCGCGTTCCCGGTGTTGACCAGAGCGTACATGTCGCCTTTCTCCCACTTCACCTCCCAAGGAGGCGCTGCGTTGGCTTCGGCGAGGGTGTCGGCGAGGCGTTGCACGCCTGCGGCGGTCTGTTCAGCGGCTTCGACTGTGCGTTGTGCTTCGTCTCGCGCGCGTTCTGCGGCGGCTTTGGCCTGCTTCGAGACGTTCGATCGGAGCCATGAAACGGCGGCTCCGATGAGTGTCAGGACGGCGCAGGCAGCGCTGATCCAGGCGGGTATGTCCATGTTGTCCTCCTCGGTGAGGTGTGGTTGCCGCACGATCTCGTGCGGCGTGGTTGGCGCCTCCCACCTTACCGGGGAGGAGTCCCCAGTTGGGGGCGATTTCGAGGAGGAGCGGTGACGCGCGAAGAGGTGGTGCCCGTGGCTTACAGGGTCAGGACGTTCGCTGAGTTGATTGAGGCGTCGGACTCGGGTGTGCGTGAGCTGATCGCGTCGGGCGCGATCCGCTCGTTCAAGGTCGGGGGCCTGCTGAGGATTCCCGCGTCGGAGCTGGTGAAGTTCACCGGCGAAGAAGGTAAAGAAGTGCGCCCCTGCGGTTGCGACGCGGGGCGCGAGAGCAAATAGAAGGAGATGCTCATGAAGAAGGATAACATGCGCGGCCGGCGCTTGTGGCCGTGGAAGTCCCTGGTAGGGGGCGTGTGCGTCGCGGCGTCGCTCGTGATCGCGTTCGGCATGCGCGGTCTCGACAATCCGGAGGGGTGGCCTGAGTGGCTGTTTTTCCCGGGCGTCGCGCTGGCCGTCGTCGGCGGTGTCCTCGTCTACGCAGAGTGGCGGGAGGGGCGGCTGTGAGCGCGGACATCTTGGCTGGCCTTGCCCTGGCGCTCTTGGCGTCGATGGTCGTCCTGACCTGGATCGTCTGGCGCGGCTCGGCTCGCGCGGCGACCCTCGAGGACATCGCGGCGCGCATGGCGAAGGACGCGGGCAAGGCCCGAACGCGGGGAACGACGCTGCTGCAGCGCACGGCGGATTTCTCGTACTACGACCAGTCCGGTGACGAAACCCTGCCGCACATCATGTGCCTCGCCATGCAGGACGTCATTTTCGAGGCGGAGGTCAACGGTTGCCTCGCGGTCGACACGCCGCGCGTGTTCGTCGACCTCGACCGGAAGAAGATCCGCGTCGTCCTCGAAGTCATGCGAGTCGCTTCCCTACCTGTGGGGGTCGAGTCATGACCAGCGACTCGACGTACACGGCGCCACTGCCGCTCCGCCTCGAATCCTCCGACGACAGGCCCTGTCACGACAAGGCCGCGCGGGAGATCGTGAGGCAGGCCAGGAAACGAGCGCTCGCGTGTCAGACCGAAGCGCAGGACTCTCGGCATCGCGCCGAGCGCGGTATCACCTACTTTCCCTCAATCCGAAATAACAAGAAGGAGACAGACCGATGAAAACGCAGATTTGGGCAGCAGGAGCCGCCCTCACCATCGCAGCCATGTCGCTGCCCTACGGCGCCGCATACGGCGCAGACAGCACCTCCGAGATTAAGGCTGAGGTCACCAAAGCTACGTCCTCGTCTCGGCAGACGTCTTCCGAGGTCAACGTCGAGGGCACATGGGCTGCCGCGAAGCTCGAAGTCGGGCAGTCGTTCACGGTCTCGACTGTACCGACCAACGGGGATGCGCCGTTCACCTGGAACGCCTCATTCCCCTTCACACTCGACGACGGCTCGGTCGTCGGTGAGTGCGTCGCCGATCAGGCGAAGTTGACCTGCACGGTCACGGAGGTCCCAGCCGCCTACGCTGACAAGACAAACGTCGCGGGTGCCTGGTGGGCTCGCGCCCGCCTCCAAAACGCGGCCGTCGGCACCACCGAAGGCACAATCACCCTCAACGGTGAGACCGTCCGCACCCTCGTGTGGGGCGACAAGAACGGCACCGGCGAATGTACGAACGACTGCGACGGCCCAGCGCACTACGAGTACGCCGAACCGTCCAACATCAAGTTCGGCTGGTCAAACTCGAATGGCACCGTTGGGTGGGCTATTAGGTGGATTGCCGAGCCCGGTGTCGAGTACACCGTGAAGGATCTCGACACGCGGCTGAACACCGCCGTGCGCTGCGCCAAGGGCCCAACGTGGGACCCTGCCACGACTGAGATCATCACGGCCACCCAGGTCGACGCCAATACGATCTCGTTCACGGCCCCGGCGGGGGTCAAGACGTGCATCGTCTATCCCCCCGAGCAGATGGCTGTCCCCGAGGGGCAGACCTCGGTGACAAACCACGCGGAGGTTAACGGCCTGAAGCTCGAGGCGACAGCCTCTGTGAAGGCTAACGGCGGCACCGACGGTGACGGATCGGTGAAGCCCGCCCCGACCCCGGCCCCCGCCCCGACCCCGGCCCCCGCGCCGTCTACGGA